GGAACGTAGTGTTTCACTACACTAGGAACGTAGTGTTTCACTACACTAGGAACGTAGTGTTTCACTACACTAGGAACGTAGTGTTTCACTACACTAGGAACGTAGTGTTTCACTACACTAGGAACGTAGTGTTTCACTACACTAGAATAACACACAAGATAAGGAAAGCTTTTAAACAACAGACACCTATAACAACTATGAAAAGAGACGATAAACCATGGCATCCTAAACACTGGCACCCATTCTATAAGAAAGTAATAAATGAAATCATTAAGTTTGAACTTAAACACCCTGAAAAAGAACTAATCATGTTCGAGGAGCCTGTATGAAAGACTTTAATATAAAGATTACAAAACATACATATCAATTAGGAAGTGAAGAATTAGGAAGATTAAGAAACAATCCTTTATTTACAGAAGCAAGGTCTTTTATTCAACAACTAATTCGGAAGAATAACAAGAAAGTAGAGTAATCTTAGCCATTTCTACTGGGCAGTTTAATTGTTGAAAGGTAGATAATGTCTAGTGACTATCTGATGTCGGACACCTCGATGATTGATGGACCTCTTTATTGATGAAACAATCAAGCTTAAATGACTAAGGGAAGATGCAGGGGTAGGTAAACAGTGAGTCTGTCTTTAATTGTCCAACGCTTCTGGGTAGGTAGTAAGATGAGCAGAAAAGCCAAAAACCAGCCAGAAGGTAGCGGAGAGGCTGCTGCTTTAAGCCTTTTGGCTTAAAGAAGAGGTAGGCTCCAAATAAAAAAAAGCCTCATTTAAGAGGCTATAGAATTACTAAAAAGGCTTTCCTTTTCTGGTGCTTGTCATGCAGTCTAAGGCTCGGCTGTTTAACCATTTGTCAACTCTTAACATTATGGCTGTGCCTACTAAAACAAATATAATAAACCCTATAGGCGAGAACAGCCAATCATGAAAGCTCATCTTACTATCCAACCCTTATCACTCATAGGGCAGAACAGCCAGAACAGCCACGCTCTAAGGCTCATCTTGACCTATTGTACTCCGCCTCTGCTTTAGCTATTTCATCTTCTTCATCAACTGCTCCATCAATCTCCATCTGCCTCATTGTCTCTTCATCCAATCTCATCCTTCCCTGATGATGTCTGCAAGTTCATCTGTGAATACAAATCCAGCCTTTTTTAGGTCTTTAACGATTGTATGTCTCCTGTTTTCGTCACCATTTATAAAATTATCAATATCAATCTCAACCCTAAAAACAGTCCGCTTTGGCTTAGGAAAGTCTACAGTATGGATTATCTCTTTACAGCTTGTCATCTTTCTCTGAGTTGATTAGCTGTGCTAATCTTGCTAAATGGTCTAGGCCTTTTTGGATTGCTTTCTTAGCTAGTTCTAGTTGGTCTTCTTTGTCATCACTCATAGCTCCTTGAGGATTTGCTTGTATGCTTCTGTTATTGATAGGCATAGCTTGGCCATGTCTCTCCCACTATCTTGTGCTATCCACATTTCTGTAGCTTTACTTAACAACTCACAGGCTATCATTTGCTCTGGAGTTCTGTGGATTTGCTTGATTTGTCCTGTAGCATCAACCTCCATCACTCCTACTGGCTCACCGAAATTCTTAGATACTGAAAATTCTGGGATTGCTTTGTCTTTCCCGGGAAAGACTTCTTCAATATCTCCTCTGAAGTTTAGGTATTTTCCCTTGACACTTACATCCACCTTATACTTATGGCCAGGCTTGAACATTTCTCCTCTCTCCTCATCAAAGGTTGAATAAGTTTTGCCATCTGTATCAGTTATCCTCCAGTAAGCCTCACATTGAGAACCATCTTGTTTTGTAGTTATAGGCCCCTCCACCAGCTTAATGGTGATTTCAGTTTTGTAATTATTCTCTTCCATTTCTCTCATCACCTCCTTTCAAGTTTTTGATTATTTCTTCTAACAATAATTCCACAGGTGGGAAAGGAGTAAAAATCTTTACCCTTTGCCCGCAGCAATATCTTCCTTCATGCTCCCCAAAGTCTTGGTGGCAATTCCTACATATTCCAGTTGTTTTAAGCTTCATCTCAAATCCCTCCTCGGCTTCTTTAATTTTGTAATTGCATTCCAGCGATGGCATGGGCATTTGCACTTACGCTTCTTGCATTTGAGGTGGTCTCCCCTTGCGCATCTTCCAGTTATCATACTAAAGCCTCCCCTACCATCTTGTCTATTTCATCCATCATCCACTTCCCAGAATAATTATCATTCAATACAACTTCCTTCAACAGCCTGATAAACTCTTTGTCTTGTTCTCCGATTCTCTCAACAAAGACTTTTGTTGGCATGGCAGTTGATTCAAAAAGCCTAATCAATTTTAGCCTTTCATCAAGCAAGCAAAAATCTTTAGGCATCTTTGGCCTCCATCAATTGCCTGTAAACCTCATCATCTACTTCTTCAGCAAGAAGTCTTGACCCTTCTTCCTGTGCGTCTGCTTCAAACCAGCGTTTCTTTTCCATCAGTTGCAAAACTCCTCCTGGCGTTCGGCTTCCATTGATTCAAGCCATGCTTCGTAGTCTTCTGCTTCCATAACCTACCTAAGAAAACCCTGCTTATAAGCATTCCCCAGCATTCGACAGGGACAACAAATATGCCGGGGAGCCCATATAGCACTCCCCTACCTCGAGCCAGCTATAGGTAAGCCCGAGACATACTATTAATACTATTAATACTATTAATACTTTTCTATTAATTGAAATGCAGGACACATCTTGCTAGTCCCGCTCCTATTCTTGTTTCTATGCAGTGCCCTATTTCTTGGAAGTGTGTCGCTACTGCCCCACCAACATTCCATGGAGTAGCAAAACCACCGACGGGAGCAGTTATTATTCTATCCCCTCTAACACTTCCCACAGCATCCATCATAACATTAGCAATACCATAAACAACAACCCACATACTCGTTCCATCACTAACACCACTATCTAAAATTATTCCGATTGTGTCGTCGCTGTTTACTCCGCTTAATGTAACCGCATCATTTTGTGTCGTGTCTGTTTGTACTAACTGACCAGCGACGCTGTTACTCCCTGTCTTGTTTGTCAGCTTAATGGCATATCCGCCTAGGGCTGTTAGTTTTATTTTATCTGTTGCAGCAATAATTTCCCCATCAACATGCAGCTTAGCCCCCAGGGTAAATATAGATGGTCTTCCTATCCCAACATTCCCAGAGCTGTCAATCAATAATGTAGATGCTGGAGCTCCAGCTTGTATTCTCATAATATCATTATCCCCTCCAGTGATATCCCTAAAGATAAAATCTTCAGATGAGTTCTGACCTATTGCCCAGGTGTTTGTTGTGTTAGCAATACTAAACAATACCCCCGCACTATTACTTTTCTCAATTTTGATTGGTTCAGAACTTGTTGACTTCAAGTGAAAATACCTCGAGCCTGTTACAGTTGGGGTGGCATTTCCTATTGCTAATCCATTGGCTGTGACATCCCCCGTAATCGTGGCATCATGTGAAAGATGTAGGTCTCTCCATCTTAAGAGATTAGTTCCCAGAGATTTATCCTGGTCTATATCAGGAGTTATTGTTCCTAAATCTGCTAACTTACAGCCTGGTGGGTCAGGACTTAAAACATCACCCAGCTTTGTCCAGAAATCATTTGAATCTACATAGAACTTGTTGGCTATGTCATCATTGTTGACAGGGGCTGTTCCTATTCTTCCTGTGCTTAGTGTGAGGTCTCTGACTTTAAGCTGGTCATGAATTTGTGTGCCTGTGCCTTCGCCTGTCCATCCCATAGAATAATAAATAAGAAAGAATATTTAAATCTTTAGATAGCATCTACTGCTGTGTTCTTGAAAATCACACAAGTTTTTGGGTCAGTGACCTGAGTCACACCGATTTCCGCAACTCGGACTCTTGTTCCTTTGAAAGCTTCTTTCTGCAAGTCAGACTGAAGAGCCAAGTTCTCCACCCAGTTCCCACATACCTTAGGAATAACCATAAGAGCATATGATATTGCAACAGAGTTAGACAGAACAAGCTGGACTCCTCCTATCTTACGAGTTCTTCCATTCTTAATCATGTCTTCTCCAACTGATGTCCACTGAGCTCCTTTCTCTGCCATGTAGTTGACAATGCTTCTATGGTCTTTAGGATTCACATACAACAATAAGTTAGATGTATCATAATTTTTCTCAGCTATAAGCTGTCTTCCCATTCCAATATTATCAAGGATAGCTGCACTTGCTTGGTCCCACTTCCCGTCGCCAGCACCCAGTGTTACACTCTGGATATCTACCTGTGTGATAGGGTTTCCATTCTCATCTGCTTCTGACAACTTCGCCCATATCTCATCATCAACTGATTTTATAACTCTCTCTGTAATCCTGAACAGGGTTCTTTTAATAGTATTAATGTCGTTTGTCCTCTCATCTTCAAAAAGTATATAAGCTTCAAGACCATACTTCTCCAAGTAAGAATCTATCTTCTCCCACTGGACAACTGCCTGAGGAAAGTTTCCACCTCTTGGTATACCCTTAACAGAGTTTCCGTCTGGGTCATCTAATATATCTGGGTCTTCTCTGAAGAACTGGTTTCTCCATGCGCTTGTCCTGACTATCGTCACAGCCTGCTTGAATTTGTATGTAGCATCAGCTCGGCCTTTAATAACTTTGTTGACAACTTCTGTCCTTAATCCTTTAGTCCCGACTTCTTCTGTTCCTGCCCATGCTGAGCCTGTTGCGCCTGTTGCCATTTATTCTTTTTTCTCCTTTTTATCTTCATCTGCTTCTGCTTCTATATACCCTAAGGCTATATCAGCTGCTAGCTTTTCTTTTCCTTCCAGTAAGTGATAGTTTGCGATTGCCATTAGACTAACACCCTCACGTTTGCTCTTGCTCCATCAGCTGCAGCCTTGATAACTTTTCCTACTACGAACACCGCGTATGACGCGGCTAATTCTGCGGGGGCAAGATGGATTACTTTATTTGAGTCTGTGCTTCCTGCGCACTTAACAAGATGTCCTTCGACTACTGCTCCTGAGGCAACTGCGCTAATCACACAATTAGTTAGTAATCCTAATCTTTTTTGATTAGCGTCTGCTGCATCCTTTTCTGCTTTAGTGATTCCTGCAAAAGCTGCACCTGAAGAAATAGCAAAGCTCGCAGTTCTATCTCCATCAGCAGTATTATGACTCATCAAAGAATTCTTAGCTATGGCTCCTGAAACTGCAACCTTGTAACTCATAGGGTCGCCATCATTCTTTTGTCCAAAAGCCTCTATAATCCTCACCTCATTCACCATTACATAATGATAGCATACTTATATTTAAACCTTTCGTTTTATTGTGGCGCGCATGTCTTTTGCAAAGGGGTCTACTAGGTTCTGGACTTCATGGACAGCGTCGAGCCATCCATACTTATATGCAGCCCAGCCAGTAAATAAGCACAGCCAGAAGATTATAAAGCCTGCAATTAGGACGCGCCAGTAGTCTCCCCCAGACTGGATGATGTCCCCAACACCAACCAAGAAAAGGAAGTATTTAGGATAGTAGAGAAAGCCAAACCCCACATCAAAGTATGTTTTCCAAAGAGCAAGCTTGAAGAATCTTAGATGTTTCATGTGGGGCCCCAGTTATCAAAGCCCTCCTGTCTGTCAAAGCACCTGTCGATGTTCTGCCTGTAGTTCCATATTGCCTGCCTGAGGTGGCTTCCGCTTATGTTGAGCTCTATTCCCTGTATCTCTAAGAAGCTTATTGTCTTGTCTATGCTCCAGCCCAGTATGGCTTGACCGCCTGCTATAAAGCCAAACCCATAACCAACAGCAAAGCCAATGATAAAAACAATCATACAAATAGCAGACAAAATCTTCCTGCTATGCCAGAACTTAGGTTTCATAAGATTTCTTGATGATATCCAATCTCAGGCCAGTCTCTCTCATCATCGTGGTGTATGCCGATAGGGTCTATTCCCAGGCCCCTCATATCTATGAATCTCCCTGTCTCCTTGAAAGGAAGCTTTGGCAGAGGCACACACTTCAGAGACTTCCTCAGCCCATACAACATGGACTTGGATATAATCCCTCCTTTATAGTTATAATCATTCAGGTTCATCATAGAAAGAACATCCTGCAGGTTATTCCTAGGAAAGACATACTCCCATAGCTGGATAGGCCTGAGTGCTCCTTGGACATTGCCGACCTCTGTTCCTGGCACGAACTTATCACACTTTGGCTTTTTGATTTCGTGCTCTTCTTTTGTTCTTCCGCATTCGCAGACATTAAGATTCTGCCTCGGGAATGGAAACATCTGCGCCTGCATGAAGATTTTAAAAAGTTCGATTTGGTGATTAACTCCGCGTGTTATAAAATCAAGATGCATGCTGCAACCCCTTGATTATTGCTTCGCCTGTTATTTTATTCATAGCTACTCTTTCCACTACCTTAGTTAGTTTCTCCATTTGCATTATAGAATCTGCGATAACTTCTTTTGTCTGTTTTATTATCTTCTTCTTAAGCTCTTTATTCAACTTCTTAATCATCTTTGCCTCTTTGATTAGTTCCATTTTTCTCCTGATATTTTCTTTCGGCAAGCCATACAAGCCAAAGCCCAAATAGGCATCCAAACATAAATATTATAAAACTCCATATCATCAGTCTTCTCCATAATGTAATATTTCATCTGCTTCTTCTTGGTCTGCGTCGTCTTGAGTCTTTGGCTTGACTTCCTGGCCTGCTTCTGCTCTGCCTCCTAAGGCTCTTCTTGCATCAAGCTTCTCCTGCCTGTCAAGATTCTTCGAAGCCATTTCGTTTGCTTTCTCAAGCCTGTCTGCAGCCTTGACTGCATTATCAACAATAGAAGTAGAAGAGTCGGCCTCTGTTGAGGCTTCCTCTTTTTCTGCATCTGGTTTGTCCGCATCAGCGGGTTTCTCATCTGCAGGCTTTTCTGTATCTTCCATAGAACTCTATAGAAGCCAGCTTTATAAAGTTGCGTTATTCCTTTGTAGGGATGGCATAACCTACCAAGCCTGCTATGATTCCAACAATCGCAGTCCTCAGCGTGCCGTTGATTCCGTAGTGCATGGCTGCAATCTGTATGATTGTCAGGCAGACAATAGCTCCAAGTATAACATATGGTTTAGGTCTCATTCATATAAAGACGCCAGCGCCACTAAGTCCTCTGCGCTAAACGTAGTCCTCCCTGTTAAAGCGATATTTATTATAGCGTCTGTTCTTCTTTGAAGGGCAAGACGCGCACTTCTTACAGCTTGCATATCATCTCTCCACTCCTCATCATATCTAAATTCAATATTAAGGTTTCCTATTTCCTGTATAACGCTTTCAGCATGGTCAACCTCGTCTGCCATATCATTTAAAATTCTTAAGGTTGTGTTGATGTCTCCTCCTTGTGTAGCTATAGCCTGCAGTCTCTCCCCGTCTTCTGTAAAGCTTCCTATTATATTCCTCATAGTATCTAATTTTCCCCCTCTGTAATCTACAACTTCTCCACCTACGAAGAAACCCCCCACAGAGCTAATAACTCCTCCTAAGAGTGCTATCTTAACTGTCATCGCTGAGGCGACAACAGCGCCAGCAGTAACAGCACCAATAGCAAATGCTCCTGCGAAGAATAATGCTGCGACTTTTCCTCCTCCAGTTTTAGCAAAGTCCTCTGCACTCAGCTCTTCTTTTCCTGCTGCAACTCTGGCTTTATTAGCTGCAAATTCAAAAGGCTTTATTGCTACGAAAGCTGCTGCTTCTGTGGCTGAGATGTCTGGTTCCAAGCTTGGCTGGTCTAAGGTTTTCGCTTCTAACTCTTCACTTAATGCTCTTGCTTCCCCTGCTATTCCTGCTTCTGCTTCTCTAGATGTTCTTCTTTGCCCTGCTCTTTCACCAATATCTACAGCTCCCTCTGGGAGTGCTGTTCTTCTCCTTTCTCCTCTCAGAATCTTCTCAACATCTCTTGGACTCAATCCTAAGAATGTTCTTCCGCCCGGGAGTTCTACTCCTGAGGCTCTGCCTGATTCACTTCTGAAGACTCCAGTGTCTTTTGCTGGTGCAGATATTTCCTCACCTATTCCGCCTGAGATTGTTGGAGGAGCTGGCTTGCCGAAGGGGGCTGGAGTAGTAAAATCTAAAGTGGGAAAAAGCTTCTGAAGATTCTCCTTTTTCTTTCTTTCTTCTTCCTCTTCTTTTTTTGTATGTCCGGGTTTATGCGTCATTATATTTGTGCTCCTTGTGGTTGAGGTGCTGGCTGAGCTGGTTGAGGCTGGGCTTGTGGAATGTCAGTTGGCTGTGATACTCCTTGAGGGCCATCCTTAGTCTCATCTGTCTGCAACTGGGCAGCCAGTGTTGAAGGTGGAATCAAGTTTATTCTAAGTGCTAACTGATTCCAGACTTGTTTTTCTATGTATCTCTGGTCTCTCTCAACTATCTGCTCAAATGCAAAGTAGATGACTTTTGTTTCGCTTTCTGTTCCCTGTCCGCCTGCTCCGGGGATAATCTGGGGAAGTCCAATACATCTATAAAACTTATTCCTTATATCATTTCTCCACTCCATGATAATCTGGCTCACATTAACTTGGACAACTTCAAAGCTTAAGATATTCTCATCATCAGGAATAAATAAGTCTTCTCCAAACTCTCTAATTCTATTAATCTTATCAACAATCTTATTTATCTTGTCTTCATCATCTGTCTTAAGCTTGAAGATTATGAATGGCTTTGCCTGCCTGTGCATGACCTTCTTGATATCAGTGAAGCTTTCAAGTTCAGCAAGGATGGTCGGCTCTAAGCTTTCTATGTCGCTGATTCCGTGGATTTGGTCTGCGAGTCTGTTGAGAGTTAAGTGGAATATCTCCTCTGGCTCGAATGGAACAACCTTCTTAACTCCTACTGCGTTCTTGATTCTATTGATGATTCCTTTTTTTGTGAACTTGCTAATCTGTTCATATCTCTTAATCCCTGCATCATCGAAGACAATCTTTATGCTTCCCGGGTCAAGAGGCTTTAGGTTTATGAGTCTTCCTGCATCATTCCTGATTATCTCTGCAAAGCTGTCTCTTCCGACTCTTCTTATGACTTCCATGTTAAAGAGGATATCCTCGAAGCTGTCCTTTCCTACTCCTCTCATGCTCTCCAGAGTTAGCTTAGTGTTACTATCTTTTGTTGTGACTCCCTTTCCAACGTTCCATATTGCTTTCATAAGGATTGCACTTTTTAGCTCTGGCTGAGAGTTGAAAATAGCCCAGTTCTTAGTCCAGATTGGATTTGTATACTCTGTCTCTCCATGTTCTGAGATGCCGTCTGTCTGAAGCTCGCCTACATCTGTCTTTGCCCAGCTCTCCATATCACTGCTCTTTGCTTCGTTTATATCTAATTCTGGCATTGTTATTCGTTTTTATAAATCTAGCTTAAAAGGAATCAACAGCTGCATCTCTGTTGTAGAGAGAGTCTGGATAGCTGTTTCCTGCTGTGCATTCCCGCTGTCTGTTCCTACGTAAACAACTCCTCCTGCTGTTCCGGATAAGGTTAGTTTAATTCTAAGTATGTCTCCTTTCTTAAAAAGCTTTTCTGTTAATGGCATCTTAAATAAATACATCCTTGGATTCTCAGTAATCTCATCTGTTGTTACAGCACTTACAATAGAAGTCTCGCCAGAAGAATCAACATGAAATATCTCACACTGAAGGTCCCCATCCTTATCAACTGCACTCGTAATCGCAGCAAAGCTGAATAAGGCTGTTCCCTTGGCTGTTAATGGACGCTGGAAAACTGCAAGGTCCATGGTTGTTGTAGTTGGGCCTGCCCCGCTTAGAGTCAGAGCTTCCACACCTGAGAAGATTTGCTTATTAGTCAGAAAGAATGTCGAGCCTGAGCTGTCAATAGAGCCTGCTCCATAGTATGAGTTTATCCCTGTTCCTGCCTGGACATCTGTGAAGTCAAAGCTTATAATCGAAGGGGGCGCGGAGGTGTATTTATTTGGAATTGTCATTGTGTTGGGTCTTTGAGTTTATCAGCGTCAAGATTCTCCAGTATTTTAAAGCCATCATTAATATCATCATCTAAAACATTTAGCTTAGTCTGAGCATGCAAAGTCTGATAGCCAGCCATATCATGCTGGATTAAACTCTTAGCAGACATACTTGCTGCTAAACTGAAGAGTGCGAAGCTCGCTGCTTCACTTCTTCCACCCGGATTAGTCACCCACTTCTGCCTGGTCTTAGTTATGATTCTACCTTCAGCCTGCTTATAGAATCCCCCGATTATAGCTCCCGACGCTGCAGCAGTGGAGTTAACACCCACTCCTGCCAGGTCTATGATTGCCTGGCTCGAGCATAAGAAGAAATCAGGGTCTGCCATGCGCCATGCTCCTGATTGCGTTAGTTAGTTCCTGAAGTGCTCTGATGAGAAGATAGTCTTTATCTTCGAGGACATACTCATCTTTCTTAGTCGAAGGCATCACCGATTCCATAACTTTTAGACGCAGCCCATATATTTAAACTTTTGTCTTTCTTAGCAAGGTCTGCAGCTCTCATCAATCCCTCGACTATATGGCTGTCCTTGCCGATAATTGTCATCTTGCTCTGCGAGTCATCATCATCCTGCGCTTCCCATCTGATAGACTTGAGGCTTGCCATAACCTCGTAGTCTTTTAATAGTTTGATTTCTCCATTCTGCATCATTGCTTTCAGGTTGTTATAATAATCTATTTTCTTTATTGTCTGCTTCTTTTTTCCGTCCCTGTCCAGGGCTATGGCTCTGTTGTTCATGGCTTCCAGTTTATTACTTATCCTTGGTATGATATTAAGATTGTCAAAGACCCCAACTCCAAGTGAGCCTGAGCCTGCATCTATTCCTATCTTTTTGTAGTTTATGGCTTTGTCTAGTTCTATGATTTTGTCCTGTGTCTCGTTTGTGTATGTCTTCTTAGTTGTCTCTGAATCAACATGATAATACATATCTCCAGCCTTGCAGACATCCTCGAAGGAGCTCGGGTCCCACATTCTTCCGATATCAACTCCGAGATAATGTTTGCCCTGCATAGTTGGGTTTCGCTTTAGAGTGCAGGCTTTCTTTATTAAATCATCTTCAAAGAATCTTCTAAGGTCGCTTAGGAACTTTCCAAGATATTCATTTCCATATTCAACATCAGTCATGTCCTTCTTCTCTTCTGCGAGTATTCTTATGGCTCCATCTCTCTGCTTCTTAGTCCAGCTTGGGGTGATGGGCCTGTTGAACAAGACTTCCTCGCTGTTCTTATACCAAACCTTATATCTTGCATTTGGGTCTTTGAGGTTGTAGGCTTTATTGAATTGTTCATAGAAGTATCCTTTGTCTTCTGCTGGAGTTCCCCACATCCATATCTCTCCATCATTAGTTGAGATTATTGGCCTTGCTGCTTTCCACATCATCGCAGGCTGCCATGGGGCCTCATCAACTCCTAAGATATCTCCGTCAAAGCCTCTAACTGCGTTTCCAGTCTGTCCTACTGGTCTGACTTTCAGACTGCTTCCATTTGTTAATATTATTTGTTTTAATGTTGGTTTGTCTTTTCCTGTTGCTATTAATCGTGGGCATTTCCTCACTAGATATTCATGTGCGACGCTGATGATTAGCTTGGCTTGGTCTTCTACTAAGGAGACCATGATTATCTTGACTCCGGGCTGACTGACCATTCTTTCAGCAGCCTTTATTGCGAATATCTCTGTTCCGCCGATTCTTCTTCCCTTGCATAAGATGATGTCTCCTTTGTAATCCAGAATTTCCTGCTGCCAGTCATCTAACTTCAGCGCTGACTTCATATGTTCCTTCATATTGTAGTAATTTAGTAAGAATCCTTTTTATTTCAGCGTCGGGGATTTTGTCTGACTTAGACTGGACTAATGTGATTTCTTTTGTTTCTGGGTTTAGTATGAAGACATCTATTTGGGACTTGGAGCCTGCTGAGCGGAAGGAAAGGCAGCCTTGAGCTTTGGCTTGTCTTACTATGAGCTGTTCTTTGGCTCGGCCTTTTATGTATCTGTAGTTTGGCATGTGGTAAGTAGGTAAATGTGGTTTTTATATTTTTCTAAAGTTTTGTCAGTCGGGATAGCCCGATTTGTATATACATAAACCTCGAAGGTCGCGGACTCTGCGGGAGTGACTGGATTTTGTTACTACTGCTTAGGGACGAACTAACTCACACAGGGCTTACTCATAAAAGTTATTCGGTGTACCGATTAACTATATTGGCTTTGTATTGTGTAAGGATAGCAGGGAAAGAGGGGCTATAACAGCCCGCCCAAGAGGGGGTAGGGGGTGAATTGGGCGGGCTGAGAAAAGGGGCTATAAGGGGCTAAGAAGGGGGAAGGGGGGGACACTGCGAGCAGCACTAACTGGCTGTCCTTGAGCGTGAGGCATGAACGCTCAAGGGAAGCAATCTATATAAATCTTGCTGCGAGCAGTGTTTCACTACACTAGGAACGTAGTGTTTCACTACACTAGAATAACACACAAGATAAGGAAAGCTTTTAAACAACAGACACCTATAACA